GTGCCCGTACGTCGAAAACCGGCTGACCAGCGTCCAGGGATATCAGGTCTGGGATCTGCTGACGTCTTGCTCCGGACAGGTCCGCACCGCCGGCATGGATGGTGCGGTCATCGGCCTGGATCAGACGGCAGTGCTGCAGGCGGCCGACGCGTTTGGCTACGACCGGCGTTGGGTCATGCGGTTGCTGCCCTACGCCGAAGCGGGCGTGGTCGCGGCGATAAGCGAGCGGCGCCGGCGGGAGCGGGAGAAGGATCAGGATGACGGGGAGCAATAGGCGCGGCTACTTGCCCCGGTGATCCATGAACCGGTCGTCAGAGCGTTTCGGCTTGTCCAGCGACGGTTCCCGTTTTTGCGGCGGCTTCGTCTGGGACGGCTGCGAGGTTCTGGCTGGCGGCTTCGGCTTTGACCAGCCTTCCTCAAGCTCGCTGCGACACTGCGGGCAGAGCTTGGCGGCCTGTGGGATGTACTCGGCGCAGTGCGGACACGGTACGCGGTTCTGCTGGCGCATCTTGCGGTCATATGCATCAGCGGTCGGCGACATGACCGCTGCGTGGATCAGGGCGACGGGCCACAGAAGAAAACCGTAGATAAACCACGGGAACCCGAACCGCCCCTTGTTAGCGGCTAGGACGGCGACGGCGATACCCATAACGATCCAGAACCCAAGCAACCACAACGTGCGGACCTCCTGAACGATGCCCCGTCAGTCTTTTATCATTGACCTACGTTTTGACGGCGGCCGTCAAGCCGAGCAGGTCCTTGAGTCGATCGGGCAAACCGGCGACCGGTCGCTATCGCGCGTGTCGAACGCGAGCCAGCCCGCCCGGCGCGGCCTGCTGGCCGTCGACGATGCGGCGCGCGAACTGCGCGACGGTGCAGGGCAGCTCGCCGATCGCTTGGGCCCACTCGGCTCCGGGATGCGCGCGCTCGGCCCGGCCGGCACGGCCGCTGCGGCTGGCATTGCTGCTGCCGGTGCGGGACTCGTCCAAGGCACACGGCGCGCCCAGGAGGCCACACAGCGCTTCGCCGAGCTCGGCGAGCAAGCCGACCAGCTCGGTGTCAGTGTCCAGGCGCTGCAGGAGCTGCGTTTCGCGGCCGGTCAGGTCGGTGTCGAGGAAGGCCGCCTTGAGGACGGCCTGCAGGAACTCAACACGCGCATCAGCGAGCTGCAGTCCGGTGCTGGTGAGTTAAACAGCTTCCTTGAGGATCTCGGTGCGAGTGGTCTGCGCCAGGCCCTGCGAGGCGCCGAGGACACCGAGGATGCCTTCAATATCCTCGTCCGTGCGCTGAAGGAAAGCGACAACGCTTTCGACAACGCGGCCCTGGCCGCCGCGGCGTTCGGTGAGGAAGGCGGCCGGGCTGTACAGCGGGTTGCCAACCAGGACGTTCAAGAGCTTCGCCAGGCGTTCCGCGACCTTGGGATCGGGATCGACGAAGATCTGATCCGACGATCTCAGGAAGCGCGGGCCGAGCTCAACGAGCTCGATACGCGGATTCAGAACAACGTCGACGTGATTTCGGCGCGCCTCCTCCCGATCCTGGAGCAAGGCAAGGGGTTCTTCGCCGATCTGACCGGCGAGATCCGCGAAGCTACGCAGGCGATCGATGGCGGCGGCGGTCTGGTTGAGGCAATCAACAGCCTGTCCAATGCGTTCGTCGAGGGTGCGACCGGGATTGGCCCCGGCGATATTCGCGCGGGTCTGGATAGCGCGATCCAGGACTCCGACCGGCGTCAATTCTTCGGCAACCAGGCCAATTTGCTCAACGAGAACCTCAACCTTCCGCCCGACACGCGTGTCAGCCAGTTCTTAGGCATGGATGCGGCGGCGCGGGCTCTCGGTATGGACGACACCGAGATGAATTTCGGGCCCGGTTTACCGCCGGGGATATTCACATCACCGAACACTATTGCCGGCATTACAGTCGACCCCAACCGCGGTGGCGAAGGCGGCGGCCCCGGCGGTGGAGGCGGCAGCGATATCAACGTCCCGACACCCGGTAGCCGCCCAGATTTACAGCCGCCGTCGTTCTCTGCACTCCAGTCGTCCACCGAGAACATCACCGAGGCCGAACAGCAGATCAGCGATCTGGCTGACAGCATCCGCAACAAAGTCTCCGGCGCGACCGGCGAATACGCCCGCCAGCTGACGGAGCTCAACCGGGCATTCGAGGCCGGCGCGATCGACCAGGAGACCTACCGCCAGCGCGCCGACCAGCTGGCGCAGGAGTTCAGCCGTCAGACAGAGCAAGCCGAGCGGCTGGACCGCGCCGCCGACCAGCTGGGCTTCACGTTCTCAAGCGCCTTCGAGGACGCGATCGTCAAAGGCGAAAATCTCTCGTCGGTCTTGCAGGGACTCGCCCAGGACATCACGCGCATCGCCTTCCGGCAGACCGTCACCGAGCCGGGTGCTGACCTGCTGTCGAGCGCGATCTCCGGCGGGGCGAGCGTCTTCAGCAGCTTCTTCACCGGCGGCAGCAGCACCGGCGGCCCGGCCGTACCGACATCGCAGGGCGGCCTCGGCCAGCCGCTCCCGACGTTTGCCGAGGGCGGTATCACGCGCGGCCCGTCGCTGGCGGGTGAGCGCGGCCCCGAGGCCGTGGTGCCGCTGCCGGGCAACCGACGCATTCCCGTGGAGATGCGCGGGGGCGGCGACGTCAACGTCCAGATCATCAACCAGGGTCAGCCGGCGGAGGTCGAGCGCACGGAGCGGCGCGTCCAGCCGGACGGCAAGACGCAGCTCAAGGTGTTCCTGCGCAGCGAGATAAAGAACGCCGTCAACGACGGTTCGCTCGACAAGCCGCTCGAGACCAACTTCGGCCTCAGCCGCCAAGGGAAGCGATAGATGCCAACCTGGCCGACCAGCCTCCCGCAGCGCCCGCTCAGGAACCAGTTTTCGCGCGCGCCGGAAGACACCAGCATCAAGTCCCAGCCGGAGAAGGGTCCGACGCAGGTGCGGCGCCGCTTCACGGCGAGCGAGGACACGATCTCTGCGCGATACCGGCTTACCTTCAGCCAGTGGTCGACGTTGGTCAGCTTCTACAAGAGCGACACGGCTGGCGGAAGTCTAACCTTCGACTGGCCGGACCCGATGACCGGCAGCACGATCACGGTGCGGTTCGCCGGGCCGCCGCAACTTTCCGGCGTCCCGGCGCCTGACCGCGTCACGGCTGCGGTCGAACTGAGGGAGCAACCCTGATGCCGACGCAAGTCTCGCTGACATCGCTGCAGGGGATGCTTGCGCAAAACACGGACGTCGTCTGGCTGGTCAAGATCGCGATCACGCACCCCGACATCAGCCAAACGCTGCGCTACGTGAACGACAAGGTCGATCACACCGACGGCAGCGGCAACGTCTGGACGGCCTGGCCGTTCAACGCCGTGTTGGCGAACGAAGACGGCGAGACGATGCCCAAGGCCGACATCGTGATGTCCAACGTCGACCGACGCGTCATTTTCGAGCTACGCCAGCTGTCGTCGTCGCCGCAGGCTACGCTTGAAGTCGTGACGGACCAGGCGTTCGACACGCCTGAGCATGGCCCGGTTGACATCGACATCCTGGGCTACGACGCGACGGCAGCGGAGTTGCGTCTCAGCCTCGGTCCAGCCGTCAACTACCTCGACGCTGCGTTCCCGGCCGACCGTTTCCTCCCGAGCAACGCTGCATCGTGACGCTCGAGCACTACCGGCCGTTCGTCGGCATCCCGCACGTCAAGCCGCACGGCTGCTGGCGCATTGTCGCGCGCGTGCTCCAGGAGGTGCACGGCGTCGACCTACCTGACACCTGGGGCATCCAGCTCAGCAACGATGACCTGGCGCAGCGGGCGCTCGTCATCCAGCAACATCTACGCGACCACGGCCAGCGCGTAGACGACCCGCAACCGGGCGATGTCTGCGTCATGTACCGCCTAAGCTATCCGGTTCACGTCGCGCTCTACGCGGGCGACGGCTGGCTGCTGCAAAGCACTTCCGACATCGGCGTGAGCCACCTGGTTCGCGCCAAGGACGTCCCTTACGGCAACCTGAGCTACTACCGGCCATGATTACCGTCTACGGCATCCCCGACCCGATCAAGCTCGACGTCTACGAAGCGCAGGCCGACGACGGGCTGACGATCGCGGAGATCGTCGGCGGGGTGCCGGATCACCTGGCCGTGCTCTGGGACGACCTGAGCGAGTGCCCGCGGGATCTCTGGCACATCGTCAAGCCCAAGCCAGACTCCCACATCTGGGTGACGCGAGTGCCGCAAGACAGCGACGTCCTCGGCGTCGTGGCCGCTTTGACGATCACGGTGGCCGCGATCGCGGCCGGCAACGTATTTGGCCCGGCTTTGGCTGGCGGCGTTCTCAGCGAAGCGACCGCGACGACGCTCGTGACGGCGACCGTGGCGATCGCCGGCAACGTCGCCGTCAGCGCGCTCATCTCACCCCAACCACAAACGCCCGACAGCGGCGAGCAGTTTAACCGTCTGTCCAGTATCACCGGGCAGTCGAACCAGCTGAACCCGTTTGGCGTTATCCCACGCATCTACGGCAAGCACCGGATCGCGCCAATTATCCCGATGACAGCCGAACCGTTCACCGAGATCGTCGGCGATTCTGTGTTCCTGCGCTGGAAGGGTGTTCTCGGGTACGGGCCGCTTGAGATCGGCGGTATCAAAGCTGGCGATGGAACCGTCATCGGTGAAGCCAGTCCGTTGTCCGGCGATCCAATCAAGATCGGCGACACCTCGATCAGCCAGTTCGACAACGTCGAATTTCGCATCGGCGAAGACCAGGACATCAGCGACCCGCTCTACTCCGACCAGGTCTTGTCGACCGATCTGAACGTCGACTTTTCGCCGACCGAAGGTCAGGTCGACGGCTATAACCGGAAGGAGTGGACGAACGACAGCTTCGCCTTCGTGACACGAACGACGGACACGGGCGCCGACGAGGTCGTTCTCGACTTTGCGTTCCCCCAAGGGCTCTTCACGATCGACGCGGACAACGACACCAACACGGCCGGCGTCGAGTTCATCATCGAGTTCAAGAAAACCTCCGACAGCTCCTGGACGCGCCTGACCGGCAACACCGACGGCGTTCAGGTCGAGAACGGTCAGATCCTCAACAACGCGCTGGCGGACACTGAGAAGGACGACACGAACGGCGA